AAATATATGCACCAATGGCTAAAACGAGTAGATCAATTCTACGATGAACTGAAAGGAAAAGATGAGTAAAGAGAAAATAAAAGATGGGTATAATCAACTTAATACCCCTGTGGTAACTCACATGTGTAATTTAATGCAGTGGGTTTATAGTGATCCTCAAATAAGAGGAAAGTTTGATAAGTTAATAGTGAAGGGAGAAGAGAGAAAAGTAGCTCCATTCCTATCGGCTCTTCAAGCTTTTATACTAACAACTGCCGTGTCTATGAGAGAACCAGGTCAAGAAAAAATTAGAGTTAAATCTGGTGATGAATTAAAATTAGCCATGGACAAAGTTATTATGTTGTTAGAAACCTATCTAGAACAACCCCTAAGGTCGAATCTAATTAATGGATTAGATCTGTATGTCAGTAATAGCAAATTTGAAACAAAACCTATTTCTGATGAACATGCCAATGCGTTGTTTGAAAAAAAACCTAACTAATGAGATTGAGAGACTTACAACAAATACTAGAGAAGTTTACAAATGGGCAGAAAGGCACAATCATATCAGATTGTCCAGTATATATTGAGACCCAAAGTGGACACTTGGAAGATGTAAGGCGTATTGAGATTCAGGAGTCATCTATAATTGGAGACCCCAATCCGGCTAGATTAGTGCTGAAAGCCGACAAAGATGAGAGAATTAGGTCAATTACGTTCAAACAAAGTTAATAATATGGCAAGAATAAGGCACAAGTGTGCCACCATAAGAGATATTTTGGAGCATTTATTTTTTTTAGTGATAGCAAAAGTTTTCGGTGGCACAGTGGCACAAGGGGTGTTTTTGGACTATAAGCGTTGGTATAAGCGAATAATAGCTGTGCCAAGGCAGATTTTTCTGGTGGCACAGGTGGCACACTATACAAAGTTGGTATTCGGCGCGCGGGGGTTTTTTGGTTTTTGTAAAAACAAATATGCCCTAAAATATCTCTTATATGATAAAACAAGGTATGAAACGTAGGAAGAAGTCAAAATATAAATACGCAGTTATCGGCAAGAAGAAGTATTACTTTTACAAGATAGTCTGGATCGATCCGTGCGGTGATTCCGGGCATGCAGAGGCATCTGAAGTAAAAGATTTAAAACCTGCAACTATGATTTCTCAAGCCTATGTGTTTGACAAAGATAATAAACATGTGTGGACATTTGCTTCTTATGATACAGAATCTGCTGTATTTTCTGATAGAAATGTATTTCCAAAATGTATAATATCGAAGATGGAGAAGATAAAACTATGACAAGAAAAACAGAGTTTACATATAGACTCAATTGTATTCTTAAAAGATGTAGAGAAGAAGGTAAGTGGGATTTGTTATCAAGATTGGCATACAAGTATGGCATCGTAATAACAGGAGATAAATACTATGACTTATAGACCCAAAGGTAAAAAATACGATGGTAGATCAAGACCATCAAACGAAGCCTATAAAAATGGTTGGAATGAAATCTTTCTTAATCAAGTTATGAAAGAGGAAGTTGACATCAACGGCACAGGCACACATAAGTACAGAATAAAAACAGGACCCAACAAAGGCAAGGTTGTTTGATTCTATCTATTAGTTTTGTGGTGGCAATATATGGAATTGTAGTTCTAATGTTGGTATCATGGAATAATGAAAAATAAAACCTTGACGAAGAATATGCCATTTGTAAAATGGAATGCTATACCGCCTGTAAAAGGGCCTGACTCACAAGGAGTAAAATATGGAAGTAATAAGAAAAACCCTAGCTTTAATAAAAAGCCTTTGGGTAAAAGTAAATGAGTTCTTTAATCGGATACAGGGCGCTGTTCTATTTCTGATTTTGGTTGTGACTCTTCTGGACTAACATTA